CACGGTAGAAACACCAGCAGCAGCAGCACCTGCGCTTAATACATAAGACCCAACAAATGCACCAGCCACTGCAAATGGATCAAAAATATGAGGGACCATTTGTGCTGCAAAATTAGTAAGCCCATGTACCATTCCATCTGGCCCAGCTTCAATTCTTGCTCTTAATTCATTTTGATCTTTTTCTTTTGTATCTAAATATGAAGCCGCAGAAAGAGTCATGTCCTTATCAAAAGGTCTTGCTCTTCCAGGAAACATTTCATTTAACTTTTCTCTTGGAATAATTTCGTTATCATCATCCATTGCCAATGTGGCACTCTCAGCAACCTTAGCTAATATTGATGTAGATGCAGACAATTCAAATGATGCCGATAAAGCATCAAAACCACTTACTTCTGGCTCTACTTCTATTTCACTAAGAGATGGAACCCCATCTTCTTCTAAGAAAACATCAAGCACTATTCATCCTCCTTCATAAAAGGAAGGGTAGACATTCTATCAAAAGAAATTGTAATGGGTCTTTCGTCTTTGTCGGTAATTTGTACGGGCTTAATGTCCATTCCAAGATTTTTGGCCATTAATCTTAATACATTTGGATTAGTGGTAGGCGCCCAATAAGCATTCTTAGATACTGTCTTAATATACATTTGGTTTAATTCTTCGTCTGTTTCTTTAGAAAATCCCTTTTTTCTATAGGCCGCTATTTGGTCAGGTGGCGCTTTAATTCCATAAAAAGAAAGACCTGTTTCACTTGTTGATTTTTTAAGAAACTGAGAAGTCGTGTTTGGGTTTCCAATTGTATTTGGTTGAAACACAGTGGAATTACCAGAACTAATCTTAGTTCTTTCTCCTAATATAATATTTTTTGCCTGCAAAATATCACTTCTAGTAACTCTTCTTTGTGATCTAGAGGCAAGGTCAGTTGTAATATTATCAACCATGGCTTGTTGCAAACCCTCAATCATAGGTGTGTTTCCAGCAGATCTGAGTGCGGATATTTCTGGAGCGAGTGTTCGTGCCACTTCTTCTCTTAAGTTTTTTGCAGCAACCTCATTTGTAAAATCTTTATACCTGTTTAACTTGTTTACAGGATCTTCCATGTTGCTAAGAATTCTCATAGATGAGGACTCGTCTTTTGCATTTACTGCAAGTAAAATTCCGTTATCAACTTTCCCGTCTCGTACCAGTTCTGAAACAGCAAGGCTTGAGTATTTTCCATATTTATTTTTTAAATTATTTAATACAAATATTTTTTGATCAGCAGAATTTGGAACATTAATAGTTTCAGATAATTTTTGAGATTCACCTGGCTCTAAAATTGTTGGCCTTCTAACGCCGATAAGTTTTTGAGTTGTTAATAATTCTTTTACATAATTATCATATGTTGCTGGATTTCCGTCCATAGACTGATCATACAATGATTTTAACTTGGGAAAGTTTTTATGCATAAAAGGAACTGTTCTAGATTCTCTTTCTGCAAAAACATTATCCATCACTGTTTTAGCGTCTGCTTTACTTTTTAATATTTGCTCTTGAACAATGGCCCCGTACTTAGGATCTTCTGGAGATAAACCGTAGGCTTCAAGCGTACTTTTAACATCATTTTCAATATTCTTAAATTTCTCTGACCATTCAGTATCTCGCATGGTTGCAATGTCGCTTGCGCTTTTCATAACGGCGTAATCTTTTATAATCTCTGCCTGCATAACCACTTTTTTATCTTGTTGTATCGAAGGCGAATTAGAGACGCGTTGATATAAATCAATAAAAGTGCTGTCATTTACTTTTGTTCCAGATTTAACTGCCGCTGATAAAGCTGTTTTTGTTTCATTTAAAAGTAAGCCATCTTTTTCTTGCCTCTGCTTAATGGCACTATCTAATCTATTTTCAATTCTAGATCTTTGATCAACAGTAAGGGCAGAAGTAACCGGATTTTTCTCATCTTTTAATACTTTTTTTGCAATTCCATATTGTTCATCATCAAGAAGTCCCTGGAAATAACTTCCAGAAACATCTTGTTTAATCTTCATTTTTTCAACTTCAGCTTGTGAGCGAGAAATCTCTGATCCCACTTTAGACTCAATTATATTAAGTTCGGTATTCATAAGATCGCCGACCTTAACAGAGTCAGGACTTTGATAAGCAAACATAGAAATACCTTGTGTTCTTTTCTCGCTGTTTACTTTTAATAATTGAAGCTTCTGATTTGCAGTAAAGGCATCTATTTCTAGTTGTTCCCTTACAAATGATGTTTGTGAAGCGCCTTTATAAATTTCTTGCGCAAGACCAGTCGGAGCATCCTCTTGTGATTTCTGATAAGTTTTATCAATAAACTCTTTTACGTTTTTATTATAATCATCAGGAGAGTCTGCATATTTAACTAACGACTCTTTTTTAAATTCTTCTATTTTAAGAGTGTCACCAATTTTTCTGTTAGCGGCGTAATCTTTTGCTTCCGCTTCCATTGTTTGATTTGATAATTCAACTCCAATGTTAGTAACAATATTACCAAGCCTTGCCATTGAATCACCAAGACCGCCGTCACCAACTTTGATGTTTGCAGCAGGTACAGTGGTGTTAATTCCTTTGTTAGTAAGTCTAGGTATAATAGGCATTAGGTATTCCCCGAAGATGAGCTAAGAGATGTAGCGTCTGATTTAGATGAACTTGAAAATGAATTTGCAATTTGTGATCCACCTTGTAGCACGGTGCCTGCGGTTCTATAGTCAGCAGCACTTTGAACCATTTTACCTAAACGTCTTTGAGCATCAGCCTCTTGACGTAATGTAAACGCATTAAAGTTTGCTTCGGATTGTAAGTTAAAAATTTGTTTTCTTAGAGCAATCTGTGTGTCGGTTAAAAAAGCAATTGTACCACTTGATTCCCCACCAGAGGCACCCATTCTTGCTAATCCATAAGCCTCAACCGCAGCGGCCTCATCCTTTGTGGCGTCTATATTAACATTAAGCCTACGCATAATTTCGTTTGCTTGTAGTTCTTTTAATCGTGCGCTTGCAGTGGCCTGACGTTGTTCTTCATTGGCCTGTTCTTCACTAGCAGAAATACTTATCGCCATTCCTACAACGGCAATTACGGCGCCAACTACGGCCATATTAACTCCCTTGCGTATAAATAATAATCCATCTTATTGGGTCCATACTTTTCCATAAGCCCCTCTTTTTTAAAGCCCATACTCTCTATCCACTTTAATCCTTCAGGGTAATCAGCGCGAACTGAACACTGAACTCTGTGTAGCTCTAAAACATCACCGTGTGTTTTAATTAATTTTAAACATTCTTTATGAAAATGCACTGGATATTTATGAACCAATTCCGATGTTAATGCCCATATCTCAGCAACACCAGTCCACATTTGCTTTAATCCAAAAACAGCAATCACCTCACTATTAACAACTAATGTGTATGTAAAATTATTTAATTTTTCTTTTTGATGATCGATTTCAACATTAAAGATTTCCTTTGGAGTAAAGAAATCTAAATGCCCAGGTTGATATCTTAATGTTTTAGCTATCATTTGTGACACCTCTTAAAATAACAGCACATAAAGTAAACGGTAAAGGAATGTCTTGTCTGATGTATAAAGTTCCCTGTCTATCCCAATCACCAAGCATCTCTGAAACTTTATCTCCAGTATACATTGGAATAGCCTCATTCATTGGAAGCATGGATGGTCTAAATATTAACTTATCCAAAGAAGACGATTGTCTTCCATATCTTCCACCAATTGTTCTATAGAATCTAAAAATAACTTCATCAATTCGCTTAACAGCACCTTGAGCGGTTCCGTATATTCCGCCAGCCTCTACAGGTAATAATTCAATATCTGTGTTGTAGTTTAATCCAACAACCACATCACCAGCAGCAAAGGCTAATTCAATTTGCCCATCAGTAACTACTTTTGTTCCAACCCAACTTCCGTCTGCAATTACAGAAACTGTTTCACCCTCAAGATGATCAAATCTTCCAAAGATAGTTGACGTTGCTGCGATTGTAAAAACATGATCTCCAGTACCAGTGCTTGTAAGGCCGATAGCAGATCCACCAGGTGTTGCGGATAACTGCATGGTTCCTATGGTTAACGTTGAAAACCCGTAATCAAAAGTTACGCTTGAATTAACAATGTAATAATCATTTCCTGGAGTAAGCCCACCTATTGGTGTGGCGGTTGCACCATATGTAACCATTATTCCGTCGGTAATATTTGAAACATCTGAATAAGTGACTTTAGTAATAGTAAGAGTTTCTGTTCCCGTGTTCACATTTGCAGAATTTACTGTGATGTCTTGACCATTGAATATAGATAAAGATGAATCAGAGAAGTGAGGAGTTTTTCTTTGAGAGTTTTTTGTTGGATCTTCTAAATCTGTTCCAATGTACTCATCAACTATTACTTCAATATAGTGTTTATCAACTCCATTAATTTCTCTATTAACAACAACCCAAAGTTCATCGCCCTCACCAGGTGCCGCACATATTGATTTCACTCTTGCTGTGAACGGATTCTCTGGATCAGAGGATGGATTCATTCCTGCAATGTCGTGAGTATGCCAAGCAACCACATCATTGTTTCTGTCTCTCGTGATGCCAAAAAGCCCATAAGAGTCATCAATTGCCCAAATAATGTCACTCGAGCCCGTGTATTGAAGGTTGGTAAATTTTTGATTAGCAAACTCAAAGCCTTCAGTTTCAAACCTTTGTTTAATTACATGGTCTGCAAGAATTGTAATGTTGTCTGCTTTATATGAGTCTTCATTAAAATCAAAAACAAGCTCCATTATTTTTAGTCCGCCGCGCTGTATGAAGGCAATGGAGCTTTCGTATCTTATTGGTTGAACATATTCCGATCCGTAATTAGTATCAGCTTGAAAATTTGGAAGGTTATCCGGTGCTCCCATAATCAGCGCAGGATCTGGAGGCTCTACAATATATTCCCCACCAAGAGTGCCCAACTGTAGCGTCTTGCCTTTGCTCATCCACTGAATTTGGTTTACCTGTGCAGATGATGCAATTGAAGCGCTGTACGAACTTAAAAGGGTAACTCCAGAAGTGGCCTGCTCGTGGACTCTTGTATTTTGAAAATGTGAAAACCACATTGTGTCTGGTTGAAAAGAATTGCCACCAAAAATTAATCTTGCATCACTATAAATTACTGTTCTTGGCCATCCAAAATAATCAGACCACGCAGATGCATACCAAGTGGTGGCAGGGCCAACAGAGCCTGGTGCCGTTACCAATGCTCCCGTTACAACGGTGGAATTTGTATATGCAGCAATGTAAAAATATCCATCTGTTCCACCAAAGGCGAGCTTTATCCAAGAGCCAACCATATCTGGATTAAAGTAAGCAGCGCTTGCAGTGAGTGTTCTAGTGCCTAAAACTAAAGAATCTAAAGTCATTGTCATTGCCGTGGTGTTTTGCGGAAGATACGCCCAACCAGTGTAGCTTTGAGATCCAAATCCTGATAATGGTCTTGGAAGATTATCCCAAGTGTTTATTTGAAAGTTTGCAACACTTTGTCTTACTATTGCCATTGGTCTAAACGAAGGGTGAACTAAATATAAAATATCTCCAATTTGTGAATATTGGATTTGCTTAATATTTTCAACAGTAAGGTAACCCTGAAAAACTACGTTAAAAGCCAAGTCTAAAACTGGAAGTGCATTGAGATTAATTAATACTCTAAAATGTGGCCTTGATGTGTTGTACACATAAATATTTTCTACAGTTATTGCTACAACATAACTTTCATCTTGATTAAAGGTAAAAGGAATTAATCTACACTCACCAATATCATCTACAAATCTAGTCCCACCACGTCTACTCACGCCACCCGCTGGATGAACAACGGCATTCTTTAATTTCTTTGCAGCATTACCGTATTGTTTTAAATCAGTGCGACCATGAAGTCTTGGCGAGATCTCTCCGGCAGTAAGTGAGTTTTGGATGAAATTGAATTTACCGATAACCCAACCCCTCTCTTGGAATACCTAGCTCAGCAGCCATTTTTACTTTTTGCCTTAGTCCAAAGAATGCAATCACTCATACATACATCCTCCTCAAAATCTGCTGTTGAGCCATTCATCACTTATGATTCGATCAGCACTTCCCTCTTGAGCGTCGAAACTTCTAGCGTCTCTTAATGCCAATGAATAAAGCTGATAAAGTGCTGTTGCTTGTGTTGATGAGTTTGTAATTCTATAAGCTATATCGTAAGCAAGTCTAATTGCCAAAACCTCTGTGAAGCTGGCATCAAACATACTTACATCTGTGATTCTTTTTATATATTTAATTTTAATTGAACTATTGTTTGTTAAAAGCTTTCGACCTTCAATTTTATATTCATCATCATCACCAAGATCTGTTTTAAGAACTCGCAGACAGTCTGATGGTAATAAAAACTCATTGTCGAATTCAAATTCAGGAGTACCCGTGCTTCCAAGCTCAACCCGTGCAATAGCAAAATTCCAAGGATGTGCCCTTAGCATTTCATCTCTTGCTTTTGGGTATTGTTCGGCAACAACACGTGCGCGCTCAGTATCGTCGGTTAAAGAAATAATTCTATCCGCTCCAACTTTAATTAAAGCCGAATTGCATATTTCAACCTCAGAACTGGCCATAATATCTCCCCATAAAAGACAGGGAGACAGTTTTTTAGACCATCTCCCTGATCAATAATTAGTCAATAACGTATTCAACAGCGATTGAAATACTTCCGCTTGTAGCAGTAGTAATTGCTGAAGGAACCACGACTACTTGAACTTCTTGAGAGAAGCTCTTATGTAATCCGGCAGAAGGAGCTGTTTCAGCAGTCATTCTTTTTCCAATAGCAGCCGCGTTTACATCTAATGCAGCGAAGAAGCCAGTAGCAGATGCGGATTCACCAGAAACCACAGAAGCCTGCCAGCCGATGTTCAAAGCACCAGTTGTACCTAAGTCAGAGCACTTAACAACTACGTCAAGAACTCGTGCACCTTTAGGAATTTTAGTCATGTATAGTACATCGGTAGTAGCGATAACTGCAGAAAATGTATAGCTGTCGTAAGCAACTCTTACTAAGCCACCAAATTCACCGTCATCGATTTTATCCGCAGGTACGTTGATGTTTGTTTTTGTATAGTTTGCACCGTAAAAATTAGCCATTTGTACCCCCTATTAAGCTTCGTTACAAAGCACTTGAACTACTTTTTCTTCTTCCATGCGGATTGCTCCGAGGCCCATAGAAGCGTATACTTGAGTAGCGTATGATTTATCGTCTCGCTCAGAAATTCGAGCAGAAATGTCTTTTGCCATAGCAAGAAGGACACCGTCTTTTGCCCAACACAAAGCGCGTCTGTATCCGTTAGCGTCGCCGCCACCAGCACCAACAGTACCTAAGGTAACGTTGAATGCTAAAGATCCACTTTGAAGAGCGAGTCTTTCAAGTCTTAAAAACTTGAATCCTAAGAAAGTATCAAGCTCACCCATAACTAATGCACGAACTGTATTAAAGTCAGCGCTAGTTACAGCAGTTTCACTTAAAAGATTTTCTAATTGAGAAGATTGAAGAGCACAGAATCGTGGCATTTCAGGATCAACGTCATTTCCATCGAGAACTTTTTTAGCTCTTCGAAGTGCTTGAACGTTTAAGTTAGATCCTGCACCAGCGTTTACTGAAGCTACTTTTTGTGAGCTAGGAAGTGCAACAGAAGTTGAACCTTCTTCACCCGAATAAGATAACCCATCAGCAGCAGCAACAATCTCATCATCCATAGCTCGTCCTAGTGCCCAAACAGCAGCTAAAACATAATCATTGGTAGGGTCGATTAGTGTTCTGATTTTATCTTCATTGTCGATAAGATCCGCATACTCGTAGTCTACCAAAGTAGTTCTTCTTCGAGCGTGTGGTGTATCGATTTGTGGTGTGTCTGAATGACGGCTAAGCTTTTTTTGAGCAATAGCTTTTCCAATTTGATCCCAGAAAGCAGATTTTCCAACTTGTGTTTCAGAGCGAACAGCCATTCTTAATCTCGAACCTTTTTGTTGAGCTAAGTGCTGTACGTTTGCTCCGTACTGCTTTACGAATGCTGTAGTAATTTGAGCTGACATAATGTCTCTCCCTTTCGTAAAAAATTTGTTATTTAGGATTGCCTACGCATGTAGATCCAGTTTGTTTATTATTAATTAGCTCTAAGAATTTTAGGCGAGGTCCTACAAAAGGATTATCTCAATTCTTCAGGATCGGCCACGATTGCCCCGTACCTATATTTTTATAATATGCGGCGATTAAGTCAAGTTTATTCAGGATAAGCAAATTGTGCAAGCCTATTCATATTCTCTACGGCATTTGCATGATTTGGATGATCTCTGTCTAAAAACGCTTTATCTGATCGAAGCTTCGCCATTTCAGTAATCGCTTCAGCAGGAGACATGGCACCTAGTCCATGAACCGCTTCACCTTTTACTGGATGATCTTTCACTAAATCTGCAACCTTAACCAATAATTTGATCACATTTGGGTCAGATCCAGCATAAGAACCAGAAATTTTACTTGCAAGCTCTTCTCCGCCGACTTCTTTTAGTAAATTCTTAGCAACAACGATTTTTTGATCATAAGCCGCTCCAAATTCTTTTTTTAGGTCAGCAACAGCGGCTTCTGTTTGTGCTTGGGCTTGTGCTTGTTGATCGCCAACCATTTTGCCAGACTTATCCACATACCAATCAATCATCTTCTGAGCCTGATGAGGAAGGATATTAGAATTGTATGCCATCTCCTTAAACTCACCAAAGAAGGCTTGATCAATTGTAACATCTTTTGAGTTTGGCTTAACTTCGTACTTTTCTAAAGTTTCAGGTAGTCCTAATTTTTTATAAACATTCTTCCAATCATCGTCAGTCGCGTGCTTTGAGGGTACTGGAATTTTGTCCACACCAATTGCTTTTTGAGCATGAAAGTAATTCTTTGCTAATGTTTGAACATCTGGAACAAGCTTAAATACTTCCGCATCTCTGATATCTGCTGGAATTGCTTCTTTCCAATTATCTGGAAAAGTCACTGTTCCTGATGCTGGTGTAGGATCTGGAGGTGTTTGTCCTGTCGCTACCCCTAAAGGAATGTTTGCTGTCGATGTTTCTGCGTTACTCTGCGTATCTTCCATATTTATCTGCCTCTCTTATTAGTTTTTCAAGTTGTTTAATATCTACGTCCACTAGTTTTAATATTCTTAAACACACGTTTCTCTCGCCCTCTTTCATCGCCATTAATAATGGATCTGATGAAAAGCTTGATGAAAGCATGTGACTGTTAAGCATAAGATCGTAAAGAACTCGCTTGCCTAAATCTGAAGCAAACACCTCTTTATACGCAATACTACGCTGTTTTTGTTTTTCGAATATTAACTCTTCTGTTGTTGTCTCTGTCATCTGTCCCTATTTTTTTAACTTATTAGAAACATCCGCAACTTTTTGAGCATTCTCAAGCTTTGCTGATTGCATTTGCTGCTCTTGAATCATTTGTTGTTGTTGTGCTCGAGCCTGTCTTAATTGCTCTATTTCGTCACTGTCTCTAATAAGCTCTTGTGGATAATCTGTCATTTTAGCTATATATCTAACGGTTTCATTTGCATCGAAGTTATCAAGTGCAGTTGGATCAAATTGCGCAATATTGGCAACAGACTCTAAAGTTCTTAAAATAGTTTGAACCTCTGCTGATCTTTGTGCTTTTGCAATTAATGAACTGTATTGAACATCTAATTTTCTATCTGATAAAATTTCAGGAATTTCTTCCTCTGAAATAACGCCTTTTTTAAGGCAAACATCGAAGATTCTATCAATAAGAGGTCTGAGTAATTCTGATTGCTGACGACCAAGCATTGGCCCAAGTAATCTCATTTTCTCTTCTGTTCTTTGCATGACTTCTGTTGCAGTCATTTGTGGACCTTGATTTAATTGTAATTGATCAATGAAAAACGCTTGTCTAATTCTTAAGCGCATATCTTCTAGAACTTGAAATCCAAAATCTATTCTTGCATCGTTTGCAAATGTTTCAATCTTGTCTGTTGTTCCTGCACGGTAGAAGTTTAATCCACCTGGCTTAGTAACAATTGGCATAACCATTCCATCATCTGGTAACATTAAAGGTGGATCAACAGTTTTTTGAGCACCACGAATTGTGGTCTTCATAACTTCGTTAATCATCTTAATATCTGGAAGTGCAGTCATCCCAGGAGATCTTCCGTAAATTTCTCCAGATCCTTTAGACCATCGAGAAACAATGTAAGGGAATTCTCGCATCTTTCCTTCACTTATAATATGTTTTTCATCTAATAATAAATACTGGGAATGATATTTGAATACTTTGTTTTCAATATTTAATTCCATTGGATAAACAGCGTGTACAATTGTAAACTTTCTACAATCGCCTTTATCTAAAGCTTCTTTTACGTTTTTATGTAAGTTACTTTCGCCAAACTCTTGAGCAATCTGACGAGCATCCCATTTAAATTTTCTATAAACAACGTCAATAGATCCTCTGTTGTTTTCAGCAACAAACACTTCACTAATTTGTCGTGCAGAGAAACGAATAAGATCTTTATCGTCTTCTGAAATAATCATTGTTGCAGTTCCAAAGCACGCAAGGTCTAAATACACTTCATGCATCTCTGTTTGGAAGTTTGAATTGTTAAGCACTTGATGAATTCTGCGAGTAGCTTCAGCAAAAAACTTTCTTACATCATCCCTTTCATCAATCTTAGGATCTCCAGTAGAAAGACCAAAGAATATAGAGCTTGGAGATGTAAGCATTCCATGCAAAGCACCAGCAAGTAATTCATTTGATTGTTGAGCGGTAGAATCAAAAAGTTTTAAGTTTCTTTTCTCACCTGGAGTATTAATTCTTTGAATTTCGTTTTTATTAGGAAGAATGTAATCAGCTAAATCCTGCCAATGACTTTCCCAAGTAATACGCTCTTGTGAGAGTTGATTGAATCTATCGGTGAGTTGTTTTGCATCTAATTTCATTTGTTATCCTAAAATTCCAGGTCCACGAGTAAGAATTGCAGCGGATCTTCCAGGCGTTTCATTTTTCATTTTCATTGCAATATTGTTGTTTTCTTGCTGAACCATGGTGCCTTGATTGATTTGTTTAAAGCGAGCCATTCGTCGATTAAACTCTGATTCATCACCATCGAAATTTTGTAGTAATTCGTCTTTTTGACTTTGTAATATAGAGGAGGATTTTACGTCGTAAGTAAGATTCTGTAATCTCTGCTCTCTTTGAACTTCTTCATCACTCTTACGAAAAGCGACATCATTATTTAAAAACCCCATGTTTTCTCCCCCGTAAAAATATTGTATTCCATTTCAGCCTGTCTTGGAAGCACAGGATTTCTGTCGGTGTCTTCTCGTGTACCTAAAGCCAAATATCTAAAAGCATCGGAACCGTTTGAAGCCCAATTGTGTTTAGGTTTGGATTCAAAGATTTTATTCTTTGGGTCCCATTTTCTCTCGTAGTTCTTTAAAGCCGAAATTCCTCGAGCACACTTATTTTTATCAAACCAACATCTTGTAAGTATCATCCTAACAGCATGTATGCCGTCGTCAACATTTTGTCTTTTCTGGATGATTGTTTTTAATCCAAGCTTATTTAAGGTTTGCTGTCTTGTTCTTCCAGTTTCCATGGATCTTGCAGCAGCATCATGTGGAAGTGTGTGATAACCATACACATAAGGTTTTGAGCGGATTTCACGAGCATAAAACTCTAAACCTTTACCAGAATCCTCGGTATAATCGATTAAATGATAGTTTTTCCCCTGTTGCTGGAGATACCAAATTGAGGTTGTATCGCCGACACCCAAATCCCAATAAGTATCTACCAAAAGAGCAGGATCATATGGGACGTGTCCAATGCGTCCTTGTTCTTCAGCTTCGGCAATATACTTCCCGTAATAAGAACCAACTAGGGCTGCGATGAAGGAACATTCGAATTCTTGCTCGAACTGACCGTCTTCCATCTCCTTTTTGGCCGCATAAATCTCATCAGGATGAATAATTCCAGTTTCAGACGCTTTATACAGCGCAGTAAACCACTGATCGTTAATTTTTGCTTTATCATAGATATCATGGAAATGATTTTGTCCTTTTGGGGTTCCAATAAAAATAGCCCATCCCATTCTGTCAGAGAGACATGGTCTTATGACCGTTCCCCATACAGTTGGGTCCATTTCGGCGTACTCATCGAGAATAGCGCCATCGAGGTATATCCCACGGATTGCTCCTGGATTATCTGCTCCGAGAAGCATGAATCTTATCTTATCTCCAGAAGCTGGCCTTGGAATCTCAACTCTTAGATCCGCTTCATTCACAGTCACGCCTGGTAAGCTTTTTGTGTAGTCTTTAAGATAATCCCACGCAACCCTCTTCGCCTGTCCATAAAACGGCGCAAAATACGCATATTGTGGGTTTTTTTTAGGATTACGTAAACCCTGATCAATCATTTCATTGATGCAGAACACAGTTTTCCCAAATCTTCGATGGATAACTAAAACATTAAATCTTTTTAACTTAGAGTGTAAATCTGCCTGTAAAGGACGTGGAACATATCCAGTGGTGATTCTTTGTGTGGCAGCTTCAGACATCAATATCCTCTGGCTTTACTTCCACCTGAACCACTTGCTCTGCCTCAACTTCAATAGGTTTCCGATGTATTCCTGTCTCAATTATAAACTGAATGGGAGCTTCTGGATTACCTTCGTGTACAGTTTTAGATCCATAAGTGCTGGCATTGCCCTTTTCAGCAGCCCATTTAAGTGTTTCTACTTTAAATTTATTTACAGGAACGTCAATTTTCCGACGGGTTTCCATAGCAACATCAATGGCGTGATCGTGATAAAAATGCGCTCTATCTTGTCTTGCTACATGAAGATCTTCTTTAAATTTCTTATTATTTCTCGTCCAGGAATAGATTATATGCATTGGAGGCATGCCTTTAATCTTTGAAATTTCTTTTAGTGTATGCCCTTCAGTTACAAGCATACAAATTTGATCGGCAGTCGTTTCTGAGAATTCCCACACACGGTGAGGAAGATCATCTGGATTAAGCTGTTTATGAACCCAAACGAGTCGTCCGTACTGATCTCTTACTTGTTTTACTTCCTTTGCTGGAATGTATTGGCCTTCTGGAAGCGCCTTGCTTTTACGTTTTGGTTTGTCTTCGTCCATATGTATATTTGGTCACCTAAGCATAGCTGTTTGTCTACAACTATTAATATATACACATATTGTTAAAAAAAGTTAACAATTATCTGGATCTTCTATAATTCCCTTAATACAATTAAATAGTCCTTTCATTTGGTTATGAAATACATAAATCACACTACGTACTCTAGGGGGAGATGAAACAAGGATGTTAATTTCTCCCTAGTTTTATTCTTTTACTTCATGACTCTCAAAAACAACGTCTTCAAGTGGAATTAAAGTCTCTTCTGATGGATGAATTGTTAACAATCCTGTATCAATCAAATAAACAAGTGTTTCGGTAATGGCCTGATCTATATGCCCCAATGCAACCTCATCGTTTTTTAATATTAAATTAAACTTAAGTTTTTCTATTACGTGAGTCTTTACGATATCCACTGTGATTTCTGTCATATTTGTCTCCTACAACACACATAACACAGTCTTATTGTATTTTAATCTGTATTTATTTCTTCTCAAAATACAATAAAAACCAATAAAGGTGTGTCTACTGTGTTTATACCTTACGGAAAAAGACCATGTTATTTAAGTATCAAAATTCCGGTGACTTTCCCCAATTCGCTACTTGCATTTACTTCATCTCTTGAAAACACGTGCACAGACGCACACATTGTTAAGAAAAGTTAACAATTAAGACTACTAGGTAGACTACCAGGTACCCTTCTTTGTGCTATGTGAAAAAAACACTTGTTTATTATAATGCATTTGATAGAAGTCCCTCATGATAGAAATATGGGCAGATGGTGCTTGTATTCCTAATCCGGGTGTTGGGGGCTGGGCATGGGTATCCAAGTGTGGCAAAAACGAGTCTGGAAAGATTCAACGTTCAACAAACAATGAAATGGAAGCAATAGCCGTTCTAATGGCTTTGCGTTACTGGAAAAATAGAGATCCAGACATTAAAATAACAATATATTCAGATAGTACATATGTCGTCAATACTATGACGGCCTGGCTTCCTACGAGGTTATGGGAAGGCTGGGATGGCTTTAAGCATTCAGATGTGTTTAAGGAAATTTACGCCTTATCTAAAAATGTTACTTTCAAATGGGTAAAGGGTCATAGCGGTGACTTTATGAACGATAAAGCAGACAAACTCTCCGTTAACGCAGCTTATACAGCAAGAACTCATTTAGGACAAAATAGACGCTTACTTGAAATGGCTTATGGCGCTTGATTGGCGTAAAGCAAGGGATTCTAAACTTCTAGAAAAAGGTAAGTTACTTCATCAGGAAACAAAAGATCGTTGGAAGGCTCTTAAGAAAAAGAAGCGTCCTCATGTAGCTCAAGCTCCTAAAGTTAAACCTAACCTTAAACCAAGATTTACAAAGAAGACATGCGTTAGATGCCTGGTGAATAAGGTGAAGAAATCTAATGTTTCGCCTCGTTTATGTAAAGAATGTTTGATGATTGAAGGGATTAAGATGAGGGACTCTAAGACATA